GCTTGCCCGTAAAACGCCTTAATGTGCTTATGGGCAAAGGCGTTTTCAGTTTCTGAAATACCCAAAGCTATAGCCTCTTTGAGGGAGAAAATCTGATAAGACCTGCCCAACGCTACTTTGGTGCTCACCGTTACCCCTGTAATGATGAGCCCTGTAGTCTTTTGTATATCCGCGGACCTGCCTAGGCCGTCTTTAGCAATGTTAAATAATACTTTAGGTAGTGCCATTATTTCTTAGTTTTGTTTGTTTCTCCTTCAGACTCGTCAGGGGCATCTACCTTCCCCTCTACCTCACGAGAGAACTCCTCCACCGCGCTGTCCTCTAAGGTTTGTGCGTGATTTTGAGCATCTTTTTTTAGTAAAAAGAGGAAGCCATCGGAGGTGGCGAAGAGGTGATGCCCCTCTTTGTTGTCCTTAAAAAATTGTTTTGCTTTTTCTGCTGTTGTCATTGTATTCTGTTTTAAAGTTAATATAGGAGTAGGGTGAGGTATGGATACCATTGAACTCGTCCGCTCACCCTACTATATATTCCTATAAGATTGCTCCTAAGAATTTAGGTTGTTTCGCACGGATAACCCCTACCAAGGCGCGTTGTGCGAATGAAAGAGTATCAGCTTGTAATCCTGAATCATGGAGTGTAGGATACATCTTTACATCGCCAAAGCAACGGAATACCTCGTTGGTAACCCATACGAAAGACGATTGTTTGTCGGTTGCTTCTTTGGTTGCTCCGAAGGGTTTCTTTTCTCCACTTTGGGTGTAGAGGGGCGTTTGGTTATAGCGGAAGACCTTAATGCCATACATTTGCTCCTCATCCAATATGTCTTTGTAAAGCTTTTTGTCTTCTTTGCGAATACGTGCGAAGTGGTCGGCGTTGAGGCAGATGTTAATGCCGTCGTAGATGTCCTTCCCCTCCAAAAAGGATTTGATGTCAATGATAGCATCTATTACCGAGTCGCTATCAGAGAGGTTGCATACCTTATTCCAAGCATCGTCCTTTTTAGGCGACCACGCGTAGGCGGCACGTTTCCCTAAGTTTTTTTCTAACGATAAACGGTGGCGTTGGATTATGCTGGAGCGTTTATCATAAGAAAGCTCAATATCTTGTAACTCTCTGTGGCGTGTTTGCTCGGTAGAATAGGTGTGTAGCAATACCTCGTTGGCTATATCGGAGATTTCGGCAACAGGTAGTGGGTTATTAGCCGTGGCAAAATAGTCCTCGTGCACGGGAGGCTCCACGCCTGCCTCGGCAAGATGTAACTTGTTATGCTCTACATATTGCGACAAGTCCACACTTTGGTATATAAACGAGTTATTAGGTACAGGGTTTTCTTTAATCCCTGCTATCCATACTTCGGTTTGAAGCCCTTCCATTGCAATACCCTTAAAGAGTTCTGGGGCTATGTACTGGGCTACGGTGGAAGTTGCCACGATAGTTGTAGCCACCAAGGGTACTGAGGCACCCAAAGCTGGGGCGATAAAAAGGGAGGCAAGGAATGCCAAAGCCAAATTAATACATAATGCTTTTAATGATAATTTCATACTGTTTTAAATTGTTTTTAAAGGGTTATTAAATTACTTTTCGGTGTAGCGTACCCCATTGGCGTACTCTTTAGCTAAGCGGGCATACTCTTCGGGTTCTTTGTCTCGGAGAGCTCGGAGCCTTTCGGGGTTTTTCTTTTGCAAGTAGTCAAAGCTCTCATCGGCAGTACCTGTTGGTTTTGCACCCGCTCCCAAGACTACCTCACGCACCGTGTTGCCCTTTCCCTGCCGTGTATTCTCGGCCTCCTTGTCGGCTACGAGCTTAGAGAGTACCGCCTTTTGTCCGTCAAAATCGGCCTCGAATTGTTTTAGCTGACTTTCTTTGAGTGCCTCTGGGATAAGCCCCAACGCAACAGCTTTATCTACCAAAGTAGTAGCCTCGGCAGTATGGGTGTCTTTTATCACCTTTTTCAAAGTTACCACTTCGGCCTCTGCTTTTTCTTTGTCATTTTTGAGGCTATGTAGGGCACTAAGTACCGCCTCCTCTTTTGCATTATCGCCCATACCCAAGGCAAGGGCTATCACTTTAATATCCATATTATTTGATGTATTAGTTACTATTTTCTTGAGCTGAAAAGGCTTACCGTCTTTGGATAGCTTCAAAGCGTTGTCGTTGCCCCCTATATCTACAATGGAGATTTCCACCAGCTTACAAGCGGTTACGGTCTCATAGACCTGTCCTTCTAAGATATGTTGTGGCTCGGTAGATACTTCTTTAATTTCGGCAAACATCGAGGCCATACGTATATAACCACGCTCCACCTTTCCCGCTATCTTTTTTGCATACTCGTCTTTCTCGTCAAATTCTACTTCAGCTATAAGAGTAGTACCTTCCTTATAGAGCCTCGTACAACGCCCGATGACTTCACTCCCCTTATAGGCATTAACACCTCTCTCGTGCATAAAGAGTACCACGGGGTTACGCATATATTGGGTGTAGTCAATACCATTTGTAAGGACGCGATAGCCATAGCTATTTACATCTTCGGTATTGATAATAAAATTGTGCTTCATTCGCTAATAAGTGTTAGTTCTCTGCTTAATTCTGGCGCAAAATTCATAAGGTTTTAGCGGGTATAAAAATCGGCCACCAAGCCTTGTAGTGAATTACCCCAAGCCTTGTAGTGAATTATCCCAAGCCTTGGGCGGAGATTTCGCCACCTACTTTATATGCATGACCTTTGCACGATAAAAAACAGAATACCAATGGAATTTGACCTCAAAGAACTCACCGCGAGGGCTTTTTTTGACTACGTAGGCCCCGCGTTCCCCTCGTGGTGGGCAAACAACAAGACAAAGTATGTACTTCCAAGCCTCTCGAATATTAGCGAGGCACGCAGTAGCGGTAGTGAGTACTTTATGACCTTAAGAGTGGCCGATAAGGCAGGCGTGCAAACGCTCTTCCCTAACGAACCTCTGGTGAGCTTTTCACTTACTAAAACTATTGTGGAAACTGCAACGGTGGGCAAACACCGCAGGGGCAAGGTGAAAGAGTACATAGCTACCGAGGACTGGCAAATTACCATTAAGGGGCTTTGTATCGACACTAACAACCCCGATTTGTACCCTACAGCACAGGTGCAGCAGCTTAACCGCTTGTTTGAAAAGAACGAAAGTTTGGAAGTCGTAGGCAATAAGCTATTTACCCTCTTTGATATTCGTAACATCGTGCTTAAAGATATTAGCTTCGAGGCTATGGAGGGCAAGGAGGGCATACAGAAGTACACTATTAAAGCCGTGTCGGATATGGACTTCTATGCTGAATTAGATGAGAAAAGAACCCAACTTAATAACTTATACTAATGTTTGTTTTACAAGCAATTATCAAGATAGGAGAGTACACCTTCAAAGCCGTACATAGTGTGAAAATAACCAAATCGGTAGACGAATTAGCCGATACCTGTACGATTGAACTGCCTACCCATTTTAAAGTATCCAAAGGGGGTGATAGGCTATACACGGAGAGGGCTATCAAGGCAGGCGATAAGGTAAGCGTTACCCTCGCCTATGAGGGGGTATATAGCGGGGTGGAATTTGAGGGCTATGTAAAGAAGGTCAAGCCAAGCATTCCCGTAAGCATAGAATGTGAAGACGCTATGTACTTATTGAGGCGCAAGAACATCAATAAGTCTTGGCAACAAACAACACTCAAGGAGGTGTTGCAGGAGGTAGTAAAAGACACCCCTATTGCCTTGGCTGATAATATACCACAAATGCAGTTAGACCAGTGGCTCATTCGCAATGCCAATGGCACACAGGTATTGGAGAAGCTCAAAGAGGAATTTCGCCTAAGTATCTTTATCAACGATGAGGGCAAGCTATATGCAGGACTTTCAGAACTTACCAATATAGGGCAAACGGCTCGTTATGACCTCAATTATAACATTGTTGCCAATGACTTAGAATATCGTACCAAGGACGAAAGGAGACTTAAAATACGATATACCTACATTGACAAAAACAACAAAAAAAAGACGGTGGAAGAAGGCGACCCCGAAGGGGAACTGCGAACCTTCCATACCTCCGTAGTGAGCGATGAGGCTAAGCTGCGGGCAATGGCAAGAGCAGAGATTGAAAAGCTGAAGTATGACGGCTTTGACGGTACAATTACGAGCTTCTTAGTACCCTACGCCACGCGAGGTATGCAAGCACATATTATTGATAAAGAACTGAAAGATATAGATGAGCGTTACTTCATTAAGAGGGTAGAAACTACCTTCGGGCGTAATGGGGCACGCCGACAAGTAACCATAGGAGCAAGATTATGAGCTTAGATAGAGAATTAGCCGAGGGACTTCGCTCGTTGGGCAAACGCAGAACCCCTACCATAGCCGTAGAGGTGCTATCTGTAGACAAAGCACAGGGCACGTGTGAGGTGAGGGACGACGAGCTACAATATACCGTGCGCTTAGCTTCCGTAATTAACGATAATGCCGAGCGGTTTTACCTCTTCCCAAAGGTAGGAAGTAGTGTACTGGTTGCCTCCATTGGGGAGGACGACAACCGCTATTATGTGATAGCTTATAGTGAGATTGAAAGCGTGAGCCTACGAATAGAAGGCACTCAGCTTACCATAGACAAAGCGGGGGTACATCTGCAACGGGGTGAAGTAGATTTTAAAAGCCTTTTAAATGACCTTTTAAGTGAACTTAAAACGGCAGTGATACAAACCCCCGCAGGCCCTGGCAACTTCGCCCCTAACAACGTGGCAAAGTTTGAAGAGATTAATAACAAAATAAATGAATTACTACAATAGAATATGGCACGACTAACAGCCGTAGAGGCAGATTATAAGAAATCACAGGCTAAGGAGCTTTTCGCCAAGGGCTTTAGCATTGCCAATATATCGGAGATGATAGGCATAGGAGTTAAAACACTGGGCAAGTGGCGAGAGGAGGGCAAGTGGGACGATGAGAAAGAGCTGCAAACGCTCAAGCCGTCGAGTATTCGTAAGCTAACCCTCAAGTGTGCGCAGGCTATTGAGCGAGGCGAACCTCTTCCCTATAAGGCGGATGATATTACTAAGATTGTAGCCGCTTTTGACCGTATCACTGACCATAACAAGATAGCGGTATACACTATGGAGAGCCTTGACGGCTTCTCTAACTTTATCTTAGAGAAAGCGGGGCAAAGTAGCGGTAAAAAGCGCGAAACTTATATGAATACTATTAAAGAGATACGCCCTTACTTTGATATGTATATAACCGAATTATTACAACGAGGAGATGACTAAAACAGAACTCAAAGAAGCCAAAGAACGTTATTTTGCCAAGTCCAAAATGATTAGGGAACTCACCTATGAGGCTGTACAGAAAGAAACAGCCGATGAGCAGGAGGCACGTATCAAGAGGCTATTGAAGCCCGAAAACTATGGCGAGTTTTTCGATTATTATTTCGGACTTGACAGCGGTTTGCCCTTGGGCGATGCCAAGACCCCTAAATTTCACATTGACGACTATATTCGCCTTTATAAAGACCCTTATATACGCCAATTCAGAAAGAAGTTCAGAGGAGCGGGCAAGTCTATACAGTCCAACGTGGGCAATATCTGCCACCTCAAGCAGAACAACCTCACTTTCTTTCCTATCCTCATAGGGGCTAATGAGGGCTTGGCTAAGATACTGCTATCCGACTTGCAAGCACACCTAGAGAATAACCAGAAGTTTATCAAGGACTTTGGCTTGCAACTCTCTTATGGCGATTGGTCGGATGGCGACTTTCAGACTACCGACGGCAAGCACTTCAAAGCCTTAGGACTTAACCAACCCTTCAGGGGCTTGCGCTTTGGTATGTATCGCCCTGACCTCGCTATCTTGGACGATATAGAGGACTTAGACCGTGCCAAACGCCCCGATATGATAGAGAAGTACGGCAAGAAGATAACGGGCGACTTGGTGAAAGCCTTTCACCGAAAACGAGGCAGGCTCATCATCAACAACAACTACATCGTAAAAGACGGCATATTGGACTACCTCTATGACAAGTGGAAAGATAGCCCGCACCTGCACGACTCGGTTACCAATTTGGCCACTGCCAACATCACCCGCGAGAACTATATGGATGTAGAGTGGGAGCCCTCGTGGAAGGAACGCGACACTAAGGAGGATATTATTCGCATTCTGCTCAATGATGACTACTATACCTCGCAGCGCGAGGATTTCAACAACCCTATTGAAGAGGGCAAGCTCTTCAAGGCGAAAGATATTGCCTTGGTACGCATAGCCGACAACGAGGCGTGGGATGGGCTGCTTGACCATTGGGACTTGTCCTATACCGCTACAGGCGACTATAAGGCTGGGGTACTTATCGGCATTAAAGGCATTAAGCTGTACGTGTTGGAAGTCTTCTGCCAACGGTGTGAACTTAATGCGGCTATGGAAGTACGTGCCCAATGGGTAAAGAAGTACCTCAAGAAAGGGTATAACACTATGGGCTTCTTTGATGCTACTATGGCACAGAAAGCCGTCTATACCCCTATTATTATGCAGAGTGCCGAGGATAACCAGTGCCCTAATATTCCTATCGGTCTGCACCAAGAGGGCGACAAGCACAACCGCATCTCGGCGGGTATTACCAATGCCCTCTTTCGCAAGATATTGTACTGGGATGAAAGCCTGCCCAAACGTTCGGAACGCGACTACAACGCCTTTAATAAGCAGTTACTTGCCTTTGAAAAAGGCACCTCCTCAAATGATGACGCCCCCGATACTTTAGAGCGCGCTATTACCCTTGCCCAGCAGTATTTTGGCTATTCAGAGAACCCCTTACAAAGTGGTCGCCCTTTTATTGCTAAACACAAACGTAGAACTATATGAGTACACCACGAAAAGAACTATTTGTAAAAGTAAAACAAGCTCTTGCCACTATTGAGGGCGTTGAGCTCATCGACCTGCAGCGCGGTCAGTTTGACAATCCCGAAAACGGCTACCCCGAAATATGGACGGCTTGCCTTATACAGGTAATGCCTATCGCCTACGAGACGATGACCCAACACCTACAAGAGGGCGAGTGTGAGTTTCATATTGACTTTTATTGCAAAGACGGCTGGACTGACCAGCACTTAGGAACCGCTGACCCCGAAGAGGGGCTTATGGAGCTGGATATTTTGGACAAAATTACCGATACTATCCAATTCTTGCAAGGAGAGCAGTTTAAACCCGTACAGCAGGTGCGAGAGGAGGAACTACGCCTAAGCGATGACGGCATTATGAGCTATCGCATTACTTTCTCCACCCGCATTTATAGGCAAACACCCTACCCTTATAAGCCTAATAAACTCAAATTAAACGTGATTTAAAATGTATTTAACCAAAGAAGATCTCAAAACAGTAGCCACTAAGGAGGTAATAGACCTTATCGTACAGTTTGACGACGGCATAGTAGAAGAGATTATAGCCGAAGGCATTGACCTAATGGCCTCCTACCTCTATAAGTACTACAACACAGAGGCAATATTCGCCAAAGAAGGCAACGAGCGTAGCAAAGTACTACTCAAATACCTTAAGGACATCGTTATTCACGAAATCTATATAAGGCGCACTAAAACACTTAACCAAGTGGCAAAGCTCCGCTATGATGAGGCAATGCTATGGTTGGAGAAGATACTCAAAGGCGATATAGAGATTGACCTGCCCAAGCGTCTCAAAGATACTAATGGAGATGGCACCCCCGATACGGCCACCCCCTTTATGAAGCTCGGCGGGCGCAAAACCTACCGCAATCACTGGTAGCGGTGAGCCGCACGGTCAGTTAATTAACAATACTATGAATAACAATAACTTTACCGAATTAAGGCGAAAGCTCGAAGCCCTCGCCCGCTTGGTGGCTAATGATGTGCCAGTAGTTCTTAAAACAGAGGGACTTAAATTCATTCAAAAGAACTTCCAAGAAGAGGGCTTTAACGACGGAGGCTTGCAGAAGTGGCAGCCCCGCAAAACTACCGATACACGTGGGAGAGACCTCACCCGCTACCGAACCAATAGGGTAGGCAAGCGTGGCACGCTTACCCCCTTTGGCAAGCGTAATCAAGGGAGAGCAATACTTACAGGGCACAACTCTGGAGGTAACAAGCTGCGCAACTCGTTTAGGGCACGTGTAGAGAAAATGCAAGTTACCTTCTACACCCATAAGGAGTACGCCCGTAGACATAATGAGGGATTAGAGGGTATGCCTAAGCGACAATTTATAGGCGACTCCAGAACTTTATTTAACAACATTAAAAGAGAGATTGATAGGCTCATTAGTCAATTACAATAATATGGCAAATCAAAAAAGGCGTATAGAAAAGAGCGATACCCTTAGTGGCAACGCACTTAATAAAAAGATACACTTGGGCAAGAATACGGCTCAAAACATTCAGCAGGTAACCCAGCTAATGGTGGACATTATCAAGCGACAACGTAGGCTATGGCGTACCG